TGGAGGCTCTGCGCCGGTTGCAGATCGAACGGCCTGGGCGGTAATGTGGTGGCGGTATCCTATGGCCTGGTACCGTCGCTGGAAGGTTGGCCATGTGAGGTTGTGACATGTGGAAACGATGGGAATCGGGAAGGTTTACCATGCCCTGGAATCATCAGGGGATACCGTACACTGTGTCCGGACATTGGTCCGGACTAATCTACCATGATCGTGACGAGTGGGATCTACCTGGTGGGTGGATTGAATACGAAATCCATGGGGTGGATGATTTGGAATTCAGCCAGGGGGGTACCCAGTGCGAAACCGGGGCCCATGATTCCCTGGCGGTGGAGTTCAGGCGGGATCTGGGACCGCTGGAAGAATTCCTCGTGCGATAAGGTACTCAATAGGAAAGGAACTGCGTGATGAGTTACACCATATACAGGACGACTGCAAAACCTGCCGAATGCCATGTGACATCCGTCACATACCTAGGCTACCATGCCACAGAAAATGACCTCCACCGTTGGTGGTCGTCCTTCATAACGATCTACCACAATAGGAAGTTGATGGAGGTTCTCGGGATTCAGGTTGAGAATTTTAGATCACCCGGCGAGGCCATCGACTACTGGCTATGGTCGGATGGCATATGGTCTGACCGGTTGGATCAGATTCTAGGGAAATCCGAATAGGATCGGCCTGATGGAAATAGAATGGGGTACCCGGCGGATTACCTGGGCCTATGTGGGCCTGGGGCCGGGTTCCCCTGTCTGCTATCGTGTGAGGTGCGGTGATGAGACGATGGGCGGTAACCAGTGATGGCAATTGTGCATTTGGGCAAAGCTTGCCCGAATGCATACGGAAACTTAACAAAAGGGGTGTAGATGTCACCGATGTCAATTTTGAGTTCCAGTTTTGGGGGATCCCCGAGGAGTGTTCCTGTGAATGGGCAGGGGATGGCTGGTCATGGGATTTTGTGGCTCCCGTGCTGATTCCTCTCACGGAGTCCAAGGAATGAGATCTCGCCCTTGGCCTAATGTCACCCATGTCCAAATCCGGATGGACGGTATCCGGATGGACGGTTACCCGGATGATTGGCAGGATCCGGTATCAATTGTTGAACTGCTCCGGAATCCTCCCAGGAATCCGGACAGGTGGCTGGTCCGTCCTGTGACCATCCCAGGTGGTCCGAGTGCGGCCATTCTAGACTACTGTCTAATCTACTTCCCAAGCTTACCCGAGATGGTCCGTATGGGTCTGGTAGATGGGATCGACCAGGTTGCCCCTACCCCTGCGGAAACCATGTGGGATCCTGTGGCAGAGTCCGCTAGGGTTGCAGAGGATCTGTTGTGCAGGTCGCCGCCTGTGGTGGCGGTATGCCCTGCCGGTCGTTTACAGGTGGTGGTTGGCCTTGCCCAGGCACCCAGGTTGCGACCGGCTGACAGGCACAGGTTGGCTATCCTGTGCCGGGATCAGGGAATTACCCCAGCGAAAACCTCGGGTGGATTCTGGAATCTCTTATTGTGTAGACTGGAAGACACGGCACCTCAAATTGCCATGGTGGTTGACCGTCAGCCTGGAGCCACTCCAGGGCTGATTAATGTTGGAACGGAAGATAGTCCTTTTTGGATTTGGAGGAAAGGATCATGATGATGGATGTAGCTACGCAAGTGACCCCCAATACCGTGACGATAACGATACCCAGGGGCTAGATGTCGTCGGTTTTGGTGATACTGCACGAAGCCGAAAAAAGACTCAAAATCCGATATGCCCATCTAGACGAGATGGGAAAAATCGGTGAGGCTTCCCAGGTCAAAATGGACCAGGAAGTATTAAACAAATTGGCAGACAGCATCCTGTTGGGGATCTGTCCAGATTCAAGCGATGAGGATCAGAATGAAACGGCATCTGTATAGACTCACTACCCCGGGGAAGACCATGGACGCAGTAGAAATTGAAACCGAGGACAATGGACAGAGCTGGACCTGTCGAGCCGGATTCAACGGCCAGACCGGTCGCCGCCTGGCTGTATTCACCCAGTTCACGGAGGCGGTACGATTCGCCAGCGAAATGGGGGCGAACATTGCCAAGGATCGGCATCTGATTACCCAGACTAACATTACGAAAATGTAATTTTAGTTTATGTTACGACACCTTATGTCGAAACGAGTCTAGGAGCCTGTCGACGACGACTCCTACTTATCGCCGCCTCACGGCGGCTGTGACGAGACAAATCGAGGTCATCCGAGATTTGTCGAGGAACCAACTAGTAGTACCCGGATCGAAATCAGTCAGAGTTTTTGTGAAATAACTTGACACCATCCGGGAAAGATGATTAGATAGTGCGAGGGAAACGGTTTCCCTTTGTGTGATGCGAGTGAAAGGATGTGGATGATGACGAAGCAATGGTTTAATTCTGAAGTGATCGGCGACGATGTTATGGCGGTCGTCGTGGGGAAGGCATTTCCCCAGATGGGTGATATCGATCCGGGCACTTACCCGGTAGACCTTACGGTCAGTGTCACTGACAACTACACCCAAACCACCACCACCAAGCGGGTGGTGGGAGTGGTCAAGCGGGAGAAGGATCACTTAATTGCACCAACCGCCACGATTCCGTGGCTGACTGTTTGCGCCAGGTTGGCAATCAGCATGGGCGCAACCCACGACAACATTGTCAACAAGCTCCGAGAGGCTATTCTTTCGGCGACAACTGGGGAAGTGGACAATGCAATCCGGGCATTGGACATGCGAGTGGCCGGATCAATCGACCAAATCAAAAGGGAATTGGTCGAGGGTGTGCCAAAAACACCCAGACGGGGTTCAACCAAGGTTACCATCACCGAGGTTACCGAGGATGACTCGGTCGAGGTAGTCACTAATGCGTGATGTGATCGCATGGGCCACCGGCTTACTGCTGGTGGCCCTTATTTCATGGGTGTCCCTGTGGCTGGTAGGTGATGACGATGAGTCCTGAAGCATTGGATCATGAGCTGATATACTCCGCCATCTACCGGGCAAACCGTGCCAGGAAGGGGTGGGCTCTGAACCTCACCGAGGATGATGTCCAGGACCTGGCTGTCAGAATCCTCCGGATGTTTTCCAATAACTACGACCCATCCCGCAGCAAACCCTCTACATTTATCTATAAGAGCGCAAAACTGGCCTTGATGGGTCTTGCGTCGAATTACAAGAAAAAGTCGGCCAGAACGCAAATTCAGGCCGTTCTCTTTGATTTGGACAAGCCAGCCCCGGAACCGGAACAGGATCAGCTAGAAAGTTTGGACAGATCCATAGTTTTTAGTCAACTGTCCGAGGCAGTACAGTGCCTGGAACCGAGGATGAGGACAATACTGGACATGTTTTATGTTCAGGATCGGACCAACATACAGATTGCTGCCTACCTCGGGATCTCCGAGGCACGGGTTGGTGTTCTGAAACGGCGTGGGTTAGAAAGCCTACGGTTTTTCTTGTCCGGCGTGACGCTGGACGCATTGCAGGAGTAATGAGAATGTGGGAACTATTGCGATCTGCGCTAGGGCTGGATCCTCAGCGAAATGTACCGGTGGAGCCAACGGAAGATGAAGATATGGATGACATTTGGTTTGAACAATTCATCTATTCCACAAAACGGGCATCGGAGTGGCGAATAAAGGCCACAAGCCTTCGTGTTTTGCTCTTGGCTGTGAAACTGGAATTGGAACATCACAGGGAGGTTCAATATTATCGGCGGACTCCTGAAGATGCTTGGCTGTGGGATCTACTGCCAAAAATAACAGAAGTTCTTGAGAATGATTTTTCAGAGGATGCGTAGGATCTATTCGTGTTGCAATTTGAAAGAAATGAAAGGAGTGTGGGCAATGAGTGAACCAAAACTGTGTTATGTGAAAGACCAATGGGCATACTTCACAGATCTGCCTTTGAGTGAAGTTTACGGTGACGGATGGAACAAAAGGCCATACGAACACAATACCTATGCTCCTAGTTCCTATACTGTAAAGCTTTGCTATGAAGGATCTTTTGAGACACCGGCAGAACGAGGCGGATACAATTCCAGTTACTGTGTTGAAGAAATCAACAACGGTTTTATTCCATGGCTTACCACATCCAGGTGGGATGATGCTACGCCAGTAGTAATTCCGGCAGGCACTACCCTGTCAGAATTCAAGCTTCTGATTAAACTGGGTGGTGGTAAAATCTATGTGGAGGAAAAGGAATGAGTAAAGACAGTACCCCTGAAACAAATAATCAAGCAACCTTTGAGTCCTTTTTGGAGGCTTTAAAATGGCGCATCGTCCGGCGGGAGAATGATCGAGTGATCATCGAGCGAATCGAAACTGGGAAACAAATTAAGATACAGGAGGTAAACAATGAAAACTAAACAAGTCGAATTTGAAGGCGAAATTGTGCTGGATGATTGGCGAGTGGTGGCCAGCTATGAACATCCTGATGTATTCAAGTTAAATATTTTTCAGGAAGAAGAAGGAAGGGAAAGGATTGGCGTGGGGATTCAGTTAACCAAAGATCAGTTCACGGATTTGAGAAATCTCCTCAATGCGGTGGATCTTGCCGAGCAAGTGATCATCTAAAATTCAAATAAGGAGGATGAGAAATGAGTTTAGTGAAAGTGAACAGACGGACCAATATTCGACCGCTAACCGACGAGGAAAGGGATCGAGTAGATAAAGTCCACAAAGTGGCCAGAGCACAAATGGTCAAGTATGACCATGACACACAACAAGATGCATTGGTTTTGTGCCTATGCAACTGGGTAAGAAACAGGCATAAATGCCCTGACATCAAAGACTCTACTTTTATAGGTAAGTCTGCGATTTTCCAAAGTGCCTCGGCACTAAGAGCCAAATTCTCAAAACAAAAGCTTTATGAACGGAACCAGGTTTCGCTGGTGGAAATTGAGTCCTTCGGTATGGCCACCGATGTGGTCGATACCAAGCTTGACATTGAGTTCATGATGCAATGGGTAAGGAAAAAACTTTGGAATCTTCCAAGGGACAAACGCCAGGTGATGAGGTTGATTCTGGACGGATACACTCAGTTGGATGTATCCAAGACAATGAGTATGCCTAAGGGCAGTGTATTTTCCGCAGTCAAGTACTGTGTTGATTACTTGGTCGAGGAGCGAAGAAAGGAATTCAATGATTGCCACTAGTGAATTGATTAGTCAAAACATCGGCCTTGTGTACAAGGCAATGCATGCAAACAAACTAACAGAAAACCAAATCAAATCCGACATGGGTCAGCATGTTTGGATGCGACTGATGGCGCAGGCCAAGTCATTCAATCCAGAGAAAGGTAAACTGTCTACCTGGATTTTTACCACCGTACGGTTTGCGGTAATGGAAGCCAGGAAGAATATGTGGAAGCCTGAGCAATTAGTGTTCGTAAATGACTATTACGACCATAAAGTTGAATATCTTCCCGAAACCCCTGACATTATGCTGTACGACAAAATTTCCGAATTTATCGACAAAAATTTGGAAGCCAAAGAAAAAAAGATTGTACTGGAATGGTTTTATAATCACAAACCGTTCCGGGAGATTGCAAAAGAACTCGGAATGTCTAAAAGCAGAATTGCATTTATTTGTCGAAAAGCACTAATCAAGATTAAACAACACATAGGAGATCCTGATGAATGACATCCCTTTGTTTGTATGGGTTGTTGTGGCAATATGGCTGGTCATCGACTCCATGTGCAAATTGGAGCGCACCAGTCGAGAGGGAGAAGAGGATGAGTGACACTCCCGATATTCAATGGCTAATAGCCAGGGTGCATAAGCTGGAATATGCCATTCTTCAACATAAAACTCTTTTGGAGAATAGTAAGTGTTACCATACAGCGTTGGAGAATGAAGCTAACAAGGATCTTTGGGAAATAGTAGGAAGGAGCTCGGAATGCTTAGTGCGTCAGTAATTGCAGATTCGGTGGCGAATGATCCCTATACGAGGTGTACGACATTTGTATTGAACTTTCCTCGGTTTATCCTTGCACAGTTCAACACACACAGGGCGTTCTCCCGAAATACGGCATCCAGTAGGGCAATACCCACGAAAAAACTGATTGCCCAAGTGGAAGCGAACCCCTATATCCCAAAAGTTTGGGGTGTGAATAAGCCTGGCATGTTCTCGGATTCAAATCTTGAACCTTTTTACGCTACTATGGCGGAAATGAATGCAAGACTTGCGTTGAACCATATGATAGAGCATGCCAAGTTTTTAGCACAACTTGGAGTTCATAAGCAAATTGTTAATCGGTACCTTGAACCGTTTATGTGGGTTAAGGTAATCATGACCACAACAAAAAAAGGTCTGGACAATTTCTTTTCTCAGCGACTGCATCATGCGGCGCAGCCAGAAATGCAAGAGTTGGCCCAGGCAATGAAAATTGCGTATGATGCTTCCACACCTACACATATTGAGTATTTACAATGGCATTTCCCTTTTGGATTGGATCTGCCAGATGTTTCCGTAAGTGATAAACAGAAAATTGTGGTTGCCAGGATTGCTAGAGTATCTTACGACAACCACAATGGGATTCGAGATGTAGATGCGGACATCAAATTGGCAGATCGACTTGCAGCAGACAATCATTGGTCTCCATTTGAGCATGTGGCCATGCCTTGGTCAATGAAAACAGGAAACTTGGATGGATGGATGCAACTTAGGCACTTAGTGGAGAGAGTAGGATGGCCGTCTTAACTGGATGGGAAATTGCAGATCAAATTAGAAACGGAAGGATTACGGTTTTACCATATTCCCCTGCGAAGATTAGTCCTGTAAGTTTGAATGTTACGCTGGGAAACACCATTGTTACATACAACAACAGGGTTCTGGACTGTAAACTACAGGAGCCTACCAGCCGAATTGAAATACCTTCCAGGGAAGGACTCTTGCTTCAACCTGGAACAGTGTATCTGGGTCATACCGTAGAACGGATCCATACGGATCATTATGCTCCTGTACTGGAAGGGAGATCCTCGGTAGGGCGGTTAGGATTGGAGATCCATATTTCAGCAGGCTGGGGAGACCCAGGGTTTGATGGAACATGGACATTGGAACTATCAGTGGTACAACCACTGTGGATTTACGCAGGAATGGAAATCGGTCAAATTGTGTTTCATACTTTGACTGGAGAACCAAAACTGTACATTGGAAAGTACCAGGATCAGGCATTGCCAATGCCGTCTGGGTTGTGGAAGGAATCCCACAAATGGGCATAGAAGATGCCGTCAAGCAAGCTTGGGAAAAGACTGGAGGGACTTATCTAAGCATCGATGATGAGTATGCCGATTTCTCCCTGTACCGGGATGGAACCAAAGTGGCTATGGGGATTTACTCGATTGATGATCGCCTGTGGCCAGAATATCGGGTAATTGAATTGTGGCGATTATGTGATTATGATGCCAAAATCACTCCGCTATTGGTTACCCGGATTCCTTACGGGGACAAATGGGTCAACTTGAACTTTTGTGACATTTCCAGGATTTTTATTGAGAACGGTAATGTTAATATAGATGCAGTGGCAATGAAATTCCTGGAAGATTTGAACGGAGAATTGCGATGAGTGACCCGGTAAAGCCTAAGCATTATTATCCAAAAGATGACAGTAGCATTCACTGTCACAAAGCTCAGAAAGCAGCTTTAGGATTAGAAGCTTTTTGTGATTACATGATTGGATGTGCCATAAAATATGAATGGAGGTGGAGAAGCAAAAATGGAGTAGAAGATCTGAAAAAAGCAAGGGAATGTCTAAGTATTGTTATATCAGAACTTGAATCTGAAATTCCAATAGGAACCATTTAGTGTACAATGTCACATCCCAAAAAGGAGATGTGATGAAAACACACAAGTTCCGTATGACAATTCCTCCTAGTGTCAATTCTATTTGGCATCGAGGAAAAAATGGAAACTTCCTTAACCCAAAATACCGAACATGGATTGATTTGAACCAGGCAATTGTGGAAGAACAAATGGGAAAATATCCTCCCATTTCCCTATGCCATATTCATATCCAAGTGTTTGGAGGTAAAGGACTTAGAAAAGGCCGGGACATTTCCAATATGGAAAAAGCCATTGGAGATCTACTGGTCAGGGCATGCGTTATTGTGGATGATCACTATGATGTATTACAGAAGAATACCCAGGAATACATGGGTAAAGCCGAAGAATCTGGACCAGCATACTGTGATGTGTTGGTGCATGAACTGAGTGAAGACCAAAGAAAGGTGTGATGATGTCTAGAAAATTTGATTTTGTTCCTCCGGTGTCTCATCCGCATACTTACGGATCCTTACAACTCGTCCGTAAGATTGGGGATAAGCTCTGGTTGCCTCTTGCCAATAACCATTACATTTGTGTTGAGTTGCTCGACACAGGCCGAACCAATGGCCTGATCCGTGTGACAGCACCAAAAGATCTGCCGATTATTCGAGGCGAAAGTCTTGGGTTTCCGGGATTGGCAGTGAATGATTGGGATCAATACGACAACGATGAAAATGCGCAGGATATGATTGACGAAAGGCATTCTGATTTTACGGAAAATGCCTAAGCCAAAGCCTGTGTCTGAATTTCTTGTCCCATGTTCTGCTGTTAACCGGACAATTTATATCACATCCAGTGGTGCCTTGCATGGTATCATTGGGTTGTGGTGTAGTTTGCGAAGGATGACGGAGGAAGAAAGGCAAGACATTTGTGAGGAAATCCTAGAAGAAGGATTTTTTTGCGGATATGACTTTTACGATGACTGGTATCCATTGTTGGCCAGGATATCCATTCAGGATCTTAATGCATGGATGGACGGCAACCGAGGGGGTATCCTCTTTGATACCTATGAGCCTTCAGAATATTTTGGGTTCATTTCATCAGGATATAATCACAGAAGGATGTGGTCCTATGACACATCTATTCCTATGCACACAAAGCAGATATCTGAAAAAATTATTGCTATGTGGGGCCAAGAGTCGCTTGTCCCTTACCACGCTATTGGTGGATGGGATGCGATACTTGGTCAAAAGGGCAAGCCAGAAATCCTGGTTGATGCTTATTCATTCCCTTGGATTAATACTCCAAATGTTTCGTTTTTGTTTACAGAACGAAAACTAAAGGCAATACAATCAGTGGCGCAGGCCTATTCCTTGCGTCCTGTGATTGTGGTCTATGCCTCTGAAACAATTCTTTGGGCAGACGCAATGAAGTTTGCTACAATGGGTCGTAGCATAACGCCGGGAAAGTTTCCCAGCGGAATGCCTAGTGACGATGAGACAATGGTAAGGATGGAATTATCGAAATTCCGACCATTGAGTGAATTGACAGATTTTTTCCAGGAGATTCGAAATGTCGATGTTTAAAGCAGCAAAAACTACATCCGTCAAGCTGACCATGGCAATTGTAGGAGTAGCAGGCGCAGGGAAAACCATGTCCAGTCTTCTAATCAGTCGAGGACTGGTTGGACCAGAAGGACGGATTGCGATGATTTCCACCGAAGGTGGGAAGGAGAATCTATACGCCAAACACATACCTGGAGGGTTTGACACTTGTGTGATTCGAGCTCCGTATACGCTGGAAAAGCTTCACGAAGCCCTGGCAGGTGCCGTTGCTGCCAAATATGATGCGGTCATCATTGACAGCCTTAGTTCCTTCTGGAATGGTCAAGGCGGAATCATGGAGCAGGTCGATGAGATCGGGGCCATGTCTAGCGGAAACGGATTTGCCGGGTGGAAGGTTGTCACGCCAAAGATTGACAAGTTACTGGAAAGGTTGAAAGATTTTCCTTGTCATTTGATGGTGTGCGTCCGGGCAAAGATGGCATACGAAATTGAAAAAGAACCTGGGCAGAAAGCCAAAATCAAAAAGTTGGGTCTTGAGCCTGTTTGGAGACAAACCGCTGGAAATGGAATTGAGTATGACATGGACAATGTCCTCACAATCAATGAGGATCATCGTGGCTTTATTGGCAAGACTCGACTGTTTGGAATTGCTAACAAACTGTTTGACAAGCCTGGAATCGAAGTCGGACAATTGTTACTAAATATTTTGGACAATGGTAACATCGACCAAAATGTTCCAGAAGAGGTCGTAGTTAATGCTGTTCCTGAAATCATTCCACAAGATGAAGTCGAGCCAGATGTAACCGAGAAGCAGAAGCTTTTGACCAAGCTAGAAGATCTTGCCATCAAAATAAAAAGGGATACCAACATTTGGTTTCCGCAGTTGGCGAAACATTTCGGAAAGGAGGATATTACAGCGGTTGCCAATACCAAGTTGAAAGAAGTAATTTTGAAAGTGACTAAGGATTTGGAAGCAAAGGGTTAATTTTATAGGCTCCCCGGTAGGAAACTACCGGGGCCTTTTTATTGGAAAGGAGACTGAAATGAAATTTGCTGAGATTATTCCGGGATTGTTGGAAGGAAAGAAATACTACAGAAAGGTTGTTAATGTAGTATATATTTTGCAGCTTGGCACTGAAGGACTTGAGTTTGTATCTGATAATGAAATGTTTCGTTCTGATGTTGTAGAGGAAGAAGATTTGAAAGCGGAATGGAAAGAGTATTCAAAATGGAAAGAAGCCCCTTGGTATACTGCGGTTGAATTTTCACGCCGTAACCCTCATGTAAGAATTCGCATAGGTGATTTTTACAGGAGCTGGAATGATTTTCATATAGGCGTTCCTCTTCAGTATTATCTGCAAAATCATGCCCAGTGTACATGGTACATCCCAGCGGAGGAGTCCAAGTGATCTCGGTAGAATTTCAATTGGATTTGCTCAAGCATCGTCTGAAGCATTTCACTCCTATTCGCCAAGGTGAATATGTTGCGTGTTGTGCATCACACAAAGATAATAATCCATCATTGTCCATTTCTGTGTCCGATACACAAAAAGTCTTGCTGCATTGCTTTTCACATGGTTGTAGTGCTAAGAACATTCTTCGTGCTGTTGGCTTAGGATTTTCTCCTAATGGAGAAATCATCGAAAAGCACAACGGGCCTGATTTGACCGCAGAAGATTTGGCTCCTGTTAAAACAGATCAATGGGACATATTTTCATGGCCTATTACGAAGACTTATGTTTATAGCGACGACAATGGAATGGACACACTGCGTGTCATACGCAGGGATAGTGATCCTGTTGTTCATGGTGTAACCAAGAAGGCTTTTTTCCAACAGTCACGAAATGAGCAAGGACGCTGGGTATTCAAAGTAGTATCGGGTACGGAAATACCTCCGTACAATCTGAACAAGATTATGAACTCATCCGGTACAATTTACATTGTTGAAGGGGAAAAGGCAGCAGAATACCTTGGCTCCTATGACAATATGGTTGTCACGACAAACCCAGGTGGCGCAGGAAAATGGAATAAGATTGCGCACCGACTTAAACACTATTTCACAGGAAGGAACATTGTTATCCTGGTGGACTCGGATGAAGTAGGACGAGCCCATGGAATTGACATTGCTTTGGACATGGAATCCTTAGGCGCAGCATCTATTAAGGTTGTTGACCTATGGCCACATGACACAGATGGAAAGGATATTGTGGACTGGCTGGAGGAAAGGGACATTGACATGTTTTATGATGTCGTCCTTAATACTCCTTCCTTCCAATTGGACCCAAGCACAACCGGATTCCGGCTTCCATGTGGTGCAAACTTTGAATCCTTAGCGCATCCTGATATTGTCCTTCGTGGTCGAGATTTTCTTGTGCCAGGCTTGATTTTAACTGGGTCACTATGTGTTCTGGCTGGCGGAGGTGGAGCAGGAAAGTCTTCTCTCTGCGGACATATTGCTGCTAGGGTTTCGCAGGGTAAACGGGTATTTGGACTTGGGCCCCAGGATTACACAGGACCAGTACCCCGAGGAAATGTGATATGGGTGTCTCGGGAAGAAGGGGTCGAAACTGAGTTGCTGCCCAGACTTATTAGTGAAGGCGCAGCATTAGAGCGAATCTTTGTCCTGCGGGACGGGATGATTGACCTGGATGATCCGGATTCCGTACGAGCACTGTTATCCGCCAGAAAACCCAAACTAGTTATTCTGGATCCATTGACTAGTTATCTTGGTGGAGACGAAAACAATAACAAGGAAATCAGAAAAACTTTGGAGCAATTGCTTCAGATTACGCATGAGTTACAACTGAACACTGCGTATATTGGCCTTGTTCACATTAATAAGCCATCTCGGGAAAAGAAGAAAAATAATGCTCCACCCAATGTTACAAATGTATTGGGGTCTGTAGGCATTCCTAATCTTTCCCGTTCTACCTTGATGGTTAATCCATCTGAGAATGGGTACCGTGAGATGCGGATTGTCAAGGCAAATTTCCGGGCAAATCGTGGAATTATGAGATTCAATGTTACATCCATGGATGTATCTGAAGCACAACGCAGAATCGATTCTGCTAAGATAAAATTGGCTGGTGATCCTAAACGGATCTTGTCCAATTTTGCATCCGTGGAGATCCGTAGTTGGGTTTCTGAGGATAACAATGGTGAGGAAGAAGATCTTTACTAGGAGGTTGACATGTCGATGGATCAGGCACGGGCGATTGCAATGAAAATGGCAGAATCTGCACCAGGTGGTGTGGAAAAGATTAAGGTTGCTAAAGCAATCAAGGATGCTCTTGGACTTGGAGACTGGGCATCTCCATTTGGGTACATCAAAAAGATTGAGGAAGAAGGAAAGATTCACAGCAAAGACTTTGTGTATTTTGGCCCAAAACCTACTTACCAGCCTGGCGGAGGTGGATCGTACAACGCTCCTCCTGTGGATCCCGAGGTATTGGCTAAGGCCAAGGCTGATGTTCTGGCACAACTTGAACAAGTACCAGGAAATCAGATGTTTAAGGATTTGTTTACAAGGACGGTAGAAACCAGGAATGCGTACAACCAAGCCATTCAGTCGTTGAAAGCCGATGGGAGGATTGTGTTCTTCAAGAATACAGAACAAGACGCTTGGATGATTTCCCTTAGGAAAATGCGGGTAACGCCTCCATCTAGTGATCCGGTGGATCCTACCAGTCCTCCTAAAAAAGGTTTTCCACAAACCGAAGAATTGCCTTTTTAGTATGCTATAGTAAAAATGTAGACTGGAATTAAGCCAGTCTACACTGAAGCAATCGTCTAACACTAGGACACCCCTGCGCATAGGGAAAATAGAGGATGGCACCCTCTTTGCTTCACTTACCTACTCAGGCTTAAATCCTTTAGGATCAACTAGCGTGAACTACTGAGTAGGTATTGCCAGCGTGTTGGCGAGTTCACCCCGCATGAGGCTGTTTACCTCGGGGTAGGCTCGACACTATCAAGTAGGAACAGCACTTGGTACAACCGTTCGATTCGGTTGGCTGGCTCTTTGCGCTGGGGTAGGAGGGGATGTTTTAGCACTTTCCTGTCACTCCACATGCTGCTGCTGAAGGCGAAGTGCGTCAAGCAGCAGCTTCCCAGCGCAATGATCTTACCGTAGGACCGGTAGAATGAGAGCCTGGTGCTTGGAAACAAGCCCAGGCTTTTATTATTTCGGGAAACTAGACTGGAGTCCAAAGAAATGCAGACTTTCAAGGATAAATGGGATACTACACTCTGTACAGATCGTGTTGAAGCATATGCCGAAATCATCATAATCGAACCCTGTGAACGCCGATTTACCATGTATTTTTCTGCACAGGAAGCTAGGAAGATTGGTAGAGCATTGATCGATTTAGCGAATGAGATTGAGCCTCCAAAACCTGTCATAGATGTGACTAAGAGGGATTGCACCAGTTACTTAGGGTGGTAAGTGTTTGACCCAATAGTCTTAATGAGGGTGTTAAATGAACTTCGCAGATCAACCAAAATGGCATAGGTACGATGTGTCAGCGAGTTTGACTATATCCTTGTTGAAAGCTTTGGAATCGTACTACCAGGCGGCAGGAGTTCCATTAACGATAAAATCGACAACAGGAGGAAGTGTTGACGACATTTCCGGGCATGATGCTGTGTTCATGGACAAAGATGTTTCCTATTCTGTCCAAGTGTCTGTTCGGCCAACATACCATTCTCAGTATCGTGACCTGCTGTGGGAACGCTGGGAGTATCCGAACGATGTGAAGGTTCCCGGTCGGAGTCAACATTACCAGTTTGACTGGTGGTATCACTTCGTCAAGGAAGCCGGTGACAACAAGGAGTTTACCTTTTATGGCATCCCACGACAACAGCTTTTGGGCATTGTATCGATGGCTGACAAATTCGGACCGATGCAAGGAACATGCACACAAAAATTTGTGCATGCAAAACCTGGGGATCCAGCCAAAGACTTATACTGCATCAACCCAACCAAAATCTTTGCTTTATCTGGCAGGGTATCAATCCAGTGATAGTGTAAACAATGGAGGAAGTGATGTTTCATGCGGCATCAGTTGGTGTGGCTCCTACAAATTTCACGCTAGTGACCAATCATTCTCAGTTAATGTCTGTCCAATCTGTGCTACAAGGCGTGGATTTGTTGGCGTTGGACACGGAGACAACGGGACTAAAGCCATTTCACACAAGCCGGATGAGGCTGTTAAGCCTGTGCGTAGACGGAGAAAATCCGTGGGTGATTGATTGTGACCAGGTGGATCCGTCCAGTCTCATTCAGTCCTTAAGGCGTAAAGTGATAGTCGCCCACAACTGGGCATTTGATGCACCGTTCCTGATTCAATATGGATTTGATTTCGCAGCAAATTCACTGAGGGATACCTTCATTGGAAGCTTCCTGCTGAATTGCGGATTCGGTGTATCAAACTCTTTGGGATCGGTCTTGTATGACCGAATGGGAATTGAAGTAGACAAAGTTCTCCAGAAGTCAGATTGGTCAGGAGAACTTTCCTTGGCGCAACTGGAGTATGCCGCCAAGGATACGGCTGTCTTATTAGATCTCCACAGGATTCTGTATAGAGAGATTGCCAAGAATAATCTTAGGACCATTTGGAGGCTGGAACACAAAGTTCTCAAGGCTACCATCTGGATGAGGCTGAACGGAGTAAATGTTGACAAAAATAAATGGATCTCTTTGTACAATGCAGCGGTCAAGCGTAGAACTCGATTGAATTCTGAATTACAGGAAATGGTTCCTCCCAGGACATTTATCAACACACCATGGAATTGGAGAAAGCACTGGGATATTAAAGCTGCCGCCAGTCGGATTGGTTTGACATTGAAGTCTACCAGCAAAGATGAATTGTGTATGCACACAGACAATGATTTTGTGTCTAAGATCATGGAGTGGCGTAAGGCAGACCAGATCATCAAAACTTTTGGGCCAGAATGGTTGGCACATATTGGAGCGGATGCCAAAGTCCATGCTGAGTTTATGCAATGTAGACCAGAGACCGGAAGGTTTTCCTGTAATTCTCCGAATCTGCAACAGATTCCTAGAGGCAGTCATAGGAAGGCGTTTGTTGCCCCTGTAGGCTTCTCAATTGTCAAAGCCGACTATTCGGCCATTGAGCTGAGAATGATTGCCTGGGTGGCAAAGGAAACAAATATGCAAGAGGCATTTCGTAATGGTGTAGATCTGCATACCAAGACGGCCAAGGATGTCCTCGGGAAAGATCGTCCCACCAAGGAGGATCGCACCCTGGCGAAAGCATTGAACTTCGGTTTGATCTATGGCTGTGGAGCAAAAACGCTGCGGACAACGCTGGCAAAGAACTGGGGTATACTGCTTCCATTGGAAGACTTGCAAGAAATGCGCAAGCAGTTTTTCCAGACCTACCCAGGCCTAAAGCGATATCATGCAAAAATGAAACAACCTGGTAAATTGATTTTTCGGACCAAATGGGGTAGGACACGGGGAGGCATGGGGCCTAAGCTGAAGCTGGACCGTTGGGGAAATTGGAAGTGGCAGGAGCAGTTCACCAAGAAGTGTAATACTCCGATTCAATCCAATTCCGCAGATGGTATGAAGAAAGCTTTGTCTGAGGTGTGGAGCAAGAGGAACGATTGGCCTGAGATGACCATGCTCATGCCTGTTCACGATGAAATTGTCCTTATGTGCCCTACGGTTCAGGCTGATAGCGTAGCAGAGTGGCTAAAAACAATTATGGTGAATGCAATGCAACCATTATTGGGAACTGTCCCTTGCGAAGTGGAAGCAGGTGTGGGAAAATCATGGGGTGGTTAACACAGCACATTTATAACAAGCCCCTGCAAGAAGACTGGGACTTGTTTGTGGTCGTCATGGACAGAGTGAAATCGTATCTGTCCACCGCAAATATTGAAGGCAATGTTGATGATGTTTATGACAGGATGTTTGACAGTGTCATGGACAAGATGCTGGGAAGCAATAGTTGGTATTTTGAATCAACTATTCCAGTTTTAGTTATGGAAGAAATGAAGAGAATACCAAGCTCTAATTTGGAGTTTCAAATATCCAAAAATCGGTGGAAGAATCTAAAAGCAAATGATCATATGTCTGGAATGGATCGTGTAAAAGATTTAGTGATGGACTCTGGTGTCCTAACGCCAATTGAAGGCTATATAATGGTGTGTAGATATGTGTATGGATTCACGCTTAAAGCAATTGCGGAGGCTATAGGCGAGGATTCGTATTTTGTACACGACGCATTGGATGCTATTGCGGACAAATTGATTTTGGAAATGAGCGAGCGAGTCGATGTGTACGGAGGAACTCCGCAGAAGCAAGTGTGCGAGGCCCCTACCATCAAATTTGATGCACGATACATTCCTGGTGGACATAGGAGGGCACGATGAAGCTTGAATCAACAAATCAGACTGGATTATCTTTAGGGCAAGTTGGTGATAGTTTATTTTTAGATTCTTCCGAAATTTCTTTAATACATGTACGCATTACACAGTCTAGAGAAATAACACCGAGTGGCAGTGATGCTCTTTTTGTTTATGGGTGGACTGCAATAGCAGCAACCAAAAATGGATTGTCTTTGCATGATGATGAAGTTGCTGGATCAGGAACTGTAGTTGATCCTGGTACAACAGGAACCCCAAGCACTTTTTCTATATCAAACCCAATAGTGACACAAGGTTTGACTGTGGACCAGGAAGTATTTATAAAAAGCAGGGGTTTGTATTCTTTTGTTTATGCCGAGCCAAGAGGGGCTGTTGATGTAACTACCAGTATCTTTGATGTTATTGGTGGAGGATCAGGATCGTCTGGCGTTAAAAGTGTACAATGCGTTTCTAATATGCTTGTTGTAGGTTACTAATGCCTTCCTTTAATTGCTATTCTGACCCATCATCTCCGGATGAAGCACTGCTTCGTCCTTGGCCAAAATGTGGAATAGAATCACTTCCCACATCCGTGTCTGGTACTGTTACCTATTCTGGTACAGCTCCGTTGGTATGTCCATACGCTAATGGAACTTATCCTGTTAGCTGGTTTCAAAACAACCGATGTTCCACTACTTACATTACTACTGGCCACCCAATTGCAATAGAAATTAACCTTCCAGGTTTTTCTGCTGGACAATACGATACGGGATCAAATCTGTTTGGTTTTATTACCAACTACACTACGACAGCATTAAATCAAGGTTCGTGTACATGGGATGGTACACAATGGGTGTTTACTGCTGGATGGTCAGGATTTCTTGTAGTTGGATCTGAAACTTGTTTTATGACTGTACAAATAACAGGTGTGTGACAATGGGATCAGGATTTCACGCTACACGCATTCAAGGTTCATGTTACAATACCGTTCTGTCCGGGTATCAACTTGGGCAGGCTACAGCGCATATTGTTTGGGGTGTAAACGATGTGGCTGCACCACAGACAGACATAACTTCAGGAGGATGCTGGTACGATTCAAGTCATACCAGTTATCCAATGAACCCTCTGTTAAAAGGAAAGTCCAGTTACGCATATGGGTATATGCCTCAAACCGGAGACAAGGAATTACCCAGCGAATGGCATTTTGATCTTGCAGAGCTAGATAGCAAAGTAGGACCGTACAAAATATCAAACCCTGCTTCTCCAATATACTCCAGAACAATAAAAGGATTTAGATTTAAAAACAGTCAGTGTATTCTTCCATTAGTAAGGAAGCGATCAAATAAAGCTCCGATAATGGAAGGTTTTACAAATGTGTATTGGACTGATTTTTATCCACAAGATCCTTTGCAAGCAGATATTGGAAATGATTGGCTTGGAAACATATACAATAATGGCGAGTCTCCAAGCCAGTATATGTTACATTCCGCAGGAGTAGCAGAGCCATTTCTTGGCAGTGAATTTTACGAAGACACCGAAACAGAAATTGATAAGTCAAAAGCAGATTATCAGCTTGGATTTAGTCCATTCTGTGATCCTATAAACATATACAATAGTCAAAATACACTTATTGGAAAATCAGATGGAATGGCATTTCAGTTATTTATATTTAACGGAATGATGAAAGACAGATTTAAACCAGTATTGAATCCAACGGATCCTACAAAATACTTGAACACTGAACTTCAGTATTGGTCTATTGAGTTGTGGTCATATTTGTCGGTCACATCTACGCCAGGTTATACTTTAAAAAGTCCTCGATTGTTTACGCAGCGATGGTGGTTTTACAGTCAAGAAGGATTGAGGTCAGGCTCGGTATCTCCCAGCGATCCTTATTTCTTCCTTATCAATCCGCTGAAGCAAATGCGCAGCATCCAATTTAATCTGGCTGAAAACGCAAATAACCCGTTGCATACACCAACGAAGGTGTATGATATACCTTGGAGTGGTGGACGAGTTTACCTGACAGCGTAGGATTTTTATGCCATTCTGGATTTGTGTACAGACTTCGTTTACTCTGCAAGTGGCTTCGCCAAATGCAGGATATCCATTCGTTGTTGAGTCTGATAATTCGCCAGGATACACCCGTGTCTTGGGTCCATTTGATGATGAAGGCGTTGCCAATTCCAATGCCATTACCCCTTACAATCCACTTGAAGCACCTTACGGTCCAAATACCACCAAAGGGTTCTACGCATACTGTGCGTACAATTCTGATTCAAATGCTGCGGTAGTTGCAGAATTTGACAATCCGCCAACGAGGCTAATGGCTACCGCTGCGTATGGTCCATACGATACGCAGGAACTTGCTCAAGCTAAAGCCGACACAATGTTTTGTTCCAAATCATTTACACCGGCATATGACATATGCGACCCAACTCCAAAATCAAAAACAACTCCTGATCTTGAATGTTCTTTGGTTTGCTCCTCGCTTCAATGGCCACAGCAAGGAGGAACGATACAAGTACGATTTTATGCAGATGTGTGTGGTGAAGAAGACCCATTACCATCCATTTGTATGCCATCTATTATTCAGGTTCCGCTAGGATGTGCCCCTTCCTTGGAACCTGCAACTACTTCTTGTTGGAATGGAAACACTGGCGTATTCGATGTTGCTTTGATAACTGACCCTCCAAGAGGATACACGCTTCGATTGTCTGGAACGATGTGTATTGATCCAGACCCAAACTATGTTACCGTTTCAGTAACTTTAGAACGATTAGTTAACCCGATTGACATAAACAAAAACAATCCACCAGATCTTCCTTCGTGGAGTGCCTGTGGTGGTTTCGGTGGAAGAATACCAATCACAAGTCCACAGCCAGACAAAACAAAAAATCGTATCTATGTAAGTGATCTTGAAGGATTTAATCCTGGTTGCGCTGGGTTATCTGGGTGCGTAAACTATGTGCAATACTCTGTGTTTTTAGTTCCACAACAATTCGGTTGTGATGGAACCGCTGGTGGTGGACCACTGACAACTAATCGATGCAATATGGCTACAAACATGAATGCGTATTCATGTATGTCGGCTTTGGTAGAACCTCTGACAACAAGCCCATTTCCTTCGTTTAGGCCTCAGTTTACCCAGATGGGTGCTAATGCAATATCGTCCACGGAAGAGCATGGGTGTTTTTATATTACGCATCCATACTCTTCTTCTTATGTTTCAGATCCTACACCAAAGTTTTTTTCAGCGAATAGTATTGGTGGGTGTGGATGCCCTGGTGATGATGCTGTGGGATCTACCCAGCAAATTCAATTTGGAAAGGCTGCTGGATTTCAATTCTTTGTAAAGCGTGTAAACAAAGGTCCATTCTGTTTTGGAATGCGAATAGGAGACAATGATACCTGGGTCGTAAAATCCGGAAACCAAATTACACATGTCCAGAACTCAATACCATACATTAGCTTTGTTGAATTTGCAGAGTTCAACGCAAAGCTTACAATCTATGTGCTTGAGTTTCCTTCTCCTGAAATTGCTGGATGTTACAATGGAAATGATCATCCTCCAAGCGAAGGGCCTTGGCCTGCTCTTGAGGAAGATGCTCTTGTCTACGACAGTTCTAGCTACATTGTATATGGTGTAGATGGATCTGAACTGAAACCATATGATGTTATTCTTTGGAACTCCGCACCAGCAATGATGACAAGTCCGCTTAGTGCCAAGGAAACAATTCAACCAGCGACGACCACAAAAACACCGCTTAAACTGACGCACTCTGAGTTTATTGATAGGATGCGTAATCCTTGTGCATACGCAGGTCAAGACCTGGAAACAGTTGCAAATTGTGGATGTAATGGGAAGCCAATGATGGAGTGTTCCAAGTATGGAACTTGTAGGGTTACAGGCGTAGATTGGGATACCAGATCAGCTTCATCAACCTACATGAATCCTATTCAGCTTTGCTTAAAGTGTGATGATTACACAAGGAGGATCTAATGGGATCACCGAAACGACCGGATGAACTGGGTGATGTAACAGCGACTACAGCAGACTACCTTGTAGTTACTCCTGTAGGAGGCCCAGCAGGACGCTCTACAATCGCTTCTGTATTGGCTCTTGGTGGAGGAGGAGGAGGTGGAGGAGGACCCTACACGATCAACAATCAGACAGGAACATCTTACACATTTGTCTTAACAGATGCTCAAAATTTAGTTACATTTAATAATTCGTCTACATTGGTTGCTGTCACTATTCCTTTAAATAGTGCTGTAAATTTTCCTGTTGGAACAAGCATTGACATACTTCAACTTGGATTGGCACAAGTTGTCGTTAGCGCAGCATCAGGCGTAACACTAAATTATACTCCTGGTAAAAACCTTCGTGCAAGATATAGTGGTGCAAGCCTTATTCAATACGCATTGAATACATGGGTAATTGTTGGAGACACCACCACATGAAAAGACCTATTGGTTTTTGGGTATCACATTCTCCTGCATTATGCCCAGGGAATTTTTCTACGCCATCTATAGTTACAAGAACGCATTACAGTATAAGTACACCACAAACAAGAGTGTATATAGAGGGAGGATGTGCATCAAATATAGTAATAGGAAATAATGCACTAAGCTCTTTTCAGAATGCACAACTAAGTGTTGTTTTTGGAAGTTTAGTTGGAAAGCTTGAGCTTAGTTTGTCAGTAGGTGGAACATATAACTGGATGCCTGTAGTTCAAGTAGATGGCATTTCAAGACTTACAGGAGCTGGAACGGCTACAGTTGCTCTTACATCAGGGGCGCATACACTTAACTTTTCCATGAATCCTGTTGCCCCAGGATCTGTTCCTGCGGATGGATTTTCTTTGTCCGCAGCGATAACATTCTAGTTCTTATTGTTCTTCATAATAGCGTGGATCTCGGTCAACTTGGCACCTTGATCCTCGGTGCGCTTATCCAACACATCAACCTTCTCCAGCGCACGAACCAACCTGGTCCCATCCTGTTTCCATTCCAATTGATTTTCCAGGATCTTGGTCACAACCGCTGCAACAGCTGTCAATGTCTCTGATGCCTGATCCAGATAGTTTATATGCCTCTCGGCAAGTGGCTTGATCACTTGACTACCAAGCCACTTCAGACTGACAATGGCGATGTAAAGAGCCAAGAGGACAGATGCAGCAGGAAGCCCAATCTCTTTGACAGTGGAGACCAGATCAACTAATTGCATTGTGTCCTCCATGGGTTCACCTAAGAAATATAGTTGGCAAGGATCTTCAAAGCCAATTTGAGTACCACTGACAAAACGATGCTGGATACTACGCCTTGCTTCGATTGTCCAGAAGCAATCAAGGCTTCCAGTGCCTCTTCCTCGGAAACATTCTCGGAACCAATCAGTTTCTCCACAGGAAGAAATCGACCGAGGCCATAACCAGTTACATTCCATGCAACTTGAACAAGCAAAGCATTATCAACATCTTTGCCACGAACCTTATCCAACAGAAGCATCAATCCATCGGAAGGCAATTCAACAGGATACGGTACCAACATTATAATCTCCTTAGTAGTTTAAACAAGCATAATTAAGCTTGTTTTGCTTGAATCCATCAATTGCTGAGTATGCCCAACTATCACCTTGACCGACAATATATTCCAGATCATCGAAGCTGATCCAGAAGCAGGCTCCGCTAGGCATATCCACTATAGGACCGCTGGCTGAGTTAGGACCCCAGCTATTAACGATCAAGGCACCAGGCCTTTTACCTTTTCGATCCTTGTAGGCAATACAGGCCATGGAATGGTTCCACACACCCTTGCGCTGGCAAAAGCCATCCTTGTCTCGTACTTGGGTGAATCCAGCATTAGACGCAATCTGGATGGCATATCCGGAAGATAAAGCAGCAATGGCCTGAGCCACAGTCTTTACCTGGGTAATCGTCTTGATCAGATGCCGTTTGCCGGATTCGAGGAGTTGCTTGGGAGGGCCTTCGGCTCCCCACTGTCTTGCTTGACTTTCCGAGTATGCCCCAGCTTCCTCAGCGGATACGATGCCGAATTGCTGCGAAAACTTGGCGCACCAGACAGCGTTCGACCCATCACCACGAAAGGGAGGGCGACCATTACCACCAATAAGTACACGGCTGCCGCCATAGACATAACTAGGTGAAAGAGCTTTCCAAGTTTCCCTGTCGCCATTGTCAATCTCCACAGCAGCGGTTACCTGGGCAGCATTCGTCCAACCGAAACCACAGCAAGAGCCAACCGCACCTTGGTTCAACGCTTGCAAGGGCTTTCCAGTGACCTTTTCCACACTCTTGAAGAGGAGGACTGTTTCTGGTGGCTCCGATGCGCCGTAGATCGGAGTATCCGAGAACTCAGGAAACTGGAGGGTTTCCTTGAAGGCCTCGACAACTCCTTCTTCTGGGGCAACCCAGCCATCAGAATTACCATAACCAATAATGGATTCATCTTGGCTCTCCACTATTTCACCAGACCTTTCATTGCTGAAAGAACATCTTTAAGTACTGCCACGATATCTTCCACACTGTTTGCATTCTGGGAACCAAGCCAATCCCCAAACTTGAATCCTTTGGCAAGCTCACCAAACTTGGCTGCATTCAGGTTCACAGCCAAAGCCTCGATAACCTGGCTGTGAGTCCATCCAAGGCCTCCAGCTTGCCCTATAATCGATTCAATTACCGGAATAGCAACTTTAGACGCTTCAGCCCTTTTCGATGCGTCTGGGATCGATTTGGAGAATGCTGCCTGAAAGTCCTTCGCCCTTTCGCTAAGGACATCGTCTACAGGGATTGGAGTAGGCACGACAGGTTTTACCTCGGATTCTTTTAGAAGGAAGATTGTAATCCCACCATTGACAATCTTTACGCCAGCAGGAAGCACGGTGATCTGCGCAGGAGTCTTGATGTCAATCGTAGACTTTGACGCAGGATCAATCGTGATTGTCGTTTGGCCAATAATCAAAAGAGCAAGCAAAGCATTCATGAAGTATTCCTTTTAGAAACTTGAAGCAAGGACATTGAATCCGGATTCATTTAGTGCAGCCAATGTTCCTGTGCCCTTCCATTGAAAATAGTAGGAACCCGCTGAGGAAGGAGTGAACAGGACATAATAACATCCGGTGGATATCTTTACGACCTGAGCATCGGTACCATAGACATAAGTTGTCGTAGCACCACCAGACAAACGGACCTTGAAGGTTACCGTTGTCGGGTCAACGAATGATGCTGATTGGTTATAAAATGCTCCAGACAAAAGTACTGGAGAACCAACTACATAGTTTGCAGCCACTTATACCTCCTAATACGATGATGTTCCAGATAAATCGTTAAGAGTAGGCCCCAGGGTTGTGCCTACAGCACAAACAACATTTAGTTGTGGTTGATCAATCAAAACGACATATCCATAAGGCAATATTACACCGGAAGCAGAACCAGCCATCGGAGTACTTGTCTGCGTCGTTAACCCAGCGGTTTTAGTGTTTGTTACAAATGCACCAAACGATGAAGAAGCATCTGTTGCAAAATCACATATTACGGTGACATTAACAGCCATTAGTTCTGTACCCTAAGATTGGTGCTGACTGTAACAGCGAATGTACCACCGCTGGACGATTGATCCGTAGTGAAGTCAAGGCATCCAACCAGTTCATCTGCGGTGGCAAGACCGCCTCGGTTCTTGTAGATGATACCGTACCTGGCGGTGATCGTGGAGGTAGTCCACGAAGTCACTGATGCGGATATTTCCTGGCGGTTGTTGACATTGTCAACAGTCACTACAGTCAACGCACAGGCATTGCCACCGGTAGTGTAACCAGTACCGGTCACTTCATTGGTGATGTCACTACGCTTGCTGTGCGACTTGGACGGAGTGTAAGACGATGTGGTCAGCATGATCTTAAAGCTGTCGGTGTCACAGTCAATTGCCCCGGTGAACACATTGTTGTAAAACGAGTTGTATACAATACTTGCCATTATTTACACCCTTTCTTTTTGGACCTTCCAGCCTTGCTCAAGGAGATTGCTATCGCTTGTTTCTGTGGCTTGCCTGCCTTCATCTCAGTTCGGATGTTCGCTGAGACGGTCTTGTCTGACTTACCTTTTTTCAATGGCATTGCACTGTCCTATATTTGAGAAATCTTTGTAAAGAAACTAGACTCTTCCGCTGCGTTAACTGTTCCAGTGGCAACCCACTTGTAGTAGGTCATGCCTTCTTGTGTGACCAAAAAGTCACAGTAGTAGTTTCCAACAGAGGCTTTGACAATGTTGACACCTACTAAATACTGGTACTCAACCAAGACACCGTTTGGCTGTTTGATTGTAAGGTTTACCTGGGAAGGATCCACAGCAACCTTGTTCAAATTCTTGAACACTACGCTGAGGCGAATCACATCTCCTGTGTCAATTTGATTAGCCATTAGCAAACTGCTCCAGATGAATCACATGGACACACGGAACCAGATACACTAACAGTATAAACCAAAGTTTTAGCTACATCGCATGTATACAGCAGTTGAGATGCAACATGAATACAAGCTGCAACAAGCAATGCGCCACCCAAGGCAGCGTATGGAACAGAAGCGTAAGGAGTTTCACCGTACATTTCTTACAGAACACCTTGCTTTAATGCAATCTTTGCAAGTACCGCTAGGAACTGTGGCATGATCGCAATGACATCAGGGTTTTCGTTCAACCAATCTGCTCCTAATTGATCCGACAAAGAAGCAAGATTAGTGATATTTCTAACCACATTATTCGTGGCAATGTTGGACAATGCTGTTGCATTGCCTTTGACCCAGAAGGATTCCAAGTCATACACATCACCATCACGACGAGCAATGTTAGTCCCAGTTAAAAACCATTGGTCGTAGGTTGCTCCTTCTACAGGAGGAACTACCGTAGGATCTGTCGCTGGAATCTCAGGGAACACAGGTTCTGGAATAGTATCAGCCATTGGAATCTCCTTAGTTAAATACCGTATCGTCCACGAAGCAATTCAAAATTGGTGGCTATTTCTGTAGCAGAAAGGGCACGGTTGTAGATGTTAATTTGCCCAAAATTCCCTGACACATATTGAGATGTTATATCAGTACGCCTACCAATTTCGACAGTATTTGATGACGAAAGCGAAACTGATGGCAATGTGCTGCTAGATGTTTTTGATGTATTTAGATAAAAATCTACTGGCTGTCCTTGCGTCGCAACAAATACTATATTAAACCAAATATTTGTTGTCGTCATACTTTGCCCGTCAGTAAAAAATGATCCATTATATGCAAACCTAAAACTATTTGAATCTCCTCTTTGAACTACAAATCCACCACTTATATACCCACCATATGAAAACATTGAATAAATTTGGCCATTACTTAATGTATTAAATTTTGCCCAAATGCTAAGTGTAAGGCTATTTGTTATGTTAAATGTTCTAGTACCACAATTGACATAATCGTTCACCCCATCAAACACTAAGCTTCCACCATTCGCTGAGTCAAATGTTGGCCCATTTACTAGCGTTCCGTTGTTTGCATTACTACTCAGGTCTGTCCATGCAGTCCCTGTACCGGGATAGCTGATTCTGCTCCCAGCATCCAGACACATGATAGGAGCCCCATTGAGAGCTACTGCATTAGGTCGCCGTTTGTATGCTTTATTGAGGCCAGCCATTAGGAGACCCTCCATCCGGCTGCGCCTGAACCATTGCTAGTGGCATCATAGATCAATTCAGCGTAGTCATTAGGTGCCAGAATGATGTCAGCACCTGTTGAACTAAACATCCTATTCGCTGCTGTGGATGATGCGCTGTTGTGAGCCAGCGTTAGGTTGGCTGTGCCGACATTGTAGACTCTGATCATGCGTCCATCGACATGAGTTCCGCCTGATGGAGGAGCGATGCCTGTCAGACTAGCTGCTGATGTGCAATTGATTCGCTGGAAAGCTGAAGCAGTAAGGGCAAGATCATTTGTGTTTGCTGAAAAAGCTGTGGTTGATGATGGGAAAGAAAGGGATCCACCGGTAGTGTTTAGTGCCGTACTAGATGTTCCGTCAGCTATTCTCAAAACGCCTTTGTCTGACCGTCCTATTGCCACATCCGTAGAAGTAGACACTGGGCCAAATCCAAGCGAAACAGTAATTCCGCACATTGATTGAAATTGCCAAAACCTTGCAGCATGGGCAGAATAAATCGCTATGCCACCGTTGCCAATAACTCGGCCAATACCTTCGCCCCAATAGCCAGAAGATTCAGAGCCTCCGGGATGTCCTATACAAAGTTGTGTTCCATTTGCGCCAATATCCGGTATAAATAGTCTGCCACGAAAAAAGTATGGTGCATATGCCGTTCCGCTGCGATCAGTTGCAAACGATATTCGTGGTGTTGGGCTAACAGTATTGGCATCTGTTGTTGTATTTTGAATGCCAACGACAGTAGTTCCAGAAGCCTGAATTATTGTTCCACCAGCTTGAATAGTGCCATTCCCACCACTTGTTCCCTGCGCTCCCGGTTGCAGGATAATGCTTCCGCCAGCACCCACACCAGAGCCATTACCAGCCGTGATGGTTACGCTGTTACCCGCAGACTGAATTGTAGCTGTACCAGCCTGAGTGGCAGCAGCAGTACCTACTGTTGCGTTTGTGATTGTGAACTGCGTAGCAGACGCAGTAGTGATGGTCTGATTGGAAAGGTTAAGACTTGACCCTATAGTGGTGGTCAACCCTGTAATCGAGACAGTTTGGCCAACGCTGAATGTATTGGCAGCCGTGTAGGTTACTGTGGTTCCGTTGCCTGTAGCTGCTGTGACTGTTGCGGCAGTAGGGAGAGGAATTGCTGTGACTGCGTTTGATCCCAAACCTGTAGATAAAACATTGGCAGTATTGATCCCACCAACATTAAATTGAATTGTGCCAACAGTTCCATTGGCGGTAGATCCTGTTCCGGCTACTCCAGTTCCAATTATAATTGATCCAGAAGAACCACCATTATTAGTGGTTCCTCCAGAAGCATTTCCACCAGCATTAGTTGAAATGGTGATTGTGCCAGAACTACCAGCATTTCTTGTTGTTCCAATTACTGTCGCACTACCACCTGCTCCTGTGGAAATAGAGATGGTCCCACTACTTCCGGTTGTAATCGTAGGTTGTGTAGACGCAACAGATATTGTTCCTCCATTACCAGTAGCAATAGAAACATTACCAGTTGGGTTTGCAAGAGATGTAGCTGCACTTCCCATTAAAGCATTGGAGTCTGGTGATTTAACAACAACAGATCCAGTACTTGAAGTAGTAGCAACATTTCCGGGAGTTCCTTGCGCTCCACCAAGAATGTTTACTGTGCCTCCAGCAGGAGCCCCACCAGTTGAGGATGTACCTCCTTGAATAGTTACAGATCCGCTTTGGGCAGCACCTCCACTTTGACCGGCTGTAATTGTTATGTTTCCCGGAGGCTGCGTATTATCTGCAACATTTACTCCTGCTGCAATAGTTACACTTCCACCCCCACCACCATTACCTGATCCACCATTACCAGCCGTTATGTTTATCGAACCACCTTTTGCTCCTGTTACCGTTCCGTTTCCTGCTACAAGAGACAAAGCTGGTACAGTACCAGTCGTTCCCAAACTCGGTGTGGCTAGCGTTAATGCTCTTGGAGAACCAGTTCCTGCATTTTCAGGACTAATCGTGCAGATGTTACTTGCCCATGTAATCCCTAATCGTTCATAGTTACTCGCATCCGTCCAAGTGTTGTATACACGAAAATTCTGTGGTGCAGTACTGTTTCGTACAGCAAGCGAGCTATTACTTAAGCTTGTAGTTGTTCCAAGAACTAATTCCGAATTGTTTAATCCAAAATAATCTCCGGTATACCAGCTTAAACTTCTACTTGTGCTTTGAAACTCCATACTAGAATTGATGTTAATGGGAACATTTGTGCCGCTACCAATGCCAAGTCTTCGTACTGAGCCAGTTCCTGCATTTGCTATTCCTATATTAAAAACATTCCCTGTCCATCCCATTTCCGCTCGTTCATAATTACTCGCATCTGTGTAGGTGTTGTATACCCGGAAGGCTTGGGGGTTGGTCGTTCTGCGTTGCGCTAATGTGTCTGCTGCGTCACGATAAAGAAGAAGATCCCCAGAATTAGAGCCTAAAGCAGAACTAAACCCTAAAGTCAAACCGCCTCCAATAATTACTCCCGGAGTTGAACTGTTTGCGGCAACACAAAAAACACCCCAGTTATTGACATAAAAATACATATTTTGGTTAGAAATAAGTATTCTGTCGTTTGTACTAAATAAACCTCCAGCGTCAGTCCCAATGGAGGCACCATTTGGTATGCAAATATTTCCGTCTTTTCTTATACTAAATTTATTTGCGCCGTCAACTTGCAGATTTACAAGCATTGATCCAATTGCTGAAGCTGCATTAGTTATATTTGTAGTAAGTGCAGAAAATGTAACCGCCGCATTATTCCATGTCTGAGTGATGACATTAGGTGCAGATGCGGAAATAGTTCCAGCAGCGAATGTAGCTGTCGTTAGTGTGGGTGCATTGGAAAGAACATTTGATCCTGTACCTGTGCTAGTGGTGACTCCTGTACCACCATTAGCTACAGGAAGTGTACCATTGACCCCAGCGGTCAGGGATACTGTATTTTTCTCCCACAATTGATTGCTTGAATTGTAGACAATCGTTTGACCATTACTGGGTGATACTGCTTCAACATTATGCAATTCGTCTAATTCATAACCATTCTGAACTTTGACAAATATCTTACCATTGCTTGGATTTTTGTACTCGACAATGCCTACATACACTAGATGAGAAGGAGCTAATGGCTTTACTTTTGTAAAGGTGCCAGCTACTGTATCGCTGAGGTACAGCTGATCTCCATCCTCATAGGCTTGAGTGTTAATCCCTGTAATCAGACCAATGATGGTCACGAATCCATTTGAATTATTAGCCAGATCTGCTGACATCATCCCAAGAGTCTGAGCAGATGTATTGTCAGCTGTGGCAAGAGCTTTGGCAACAGTAGGAAGCTGACCAATTGCGTCGTTGATGTAGACTACTGTACCTTTCGTCAGCGTTGCCCCTGTGTTGTTTCTGACCTGTACGACAACATTAGTGGCAGCAGCAGCAACCGCAACAGACAGGTCAGAAACGCTT